GTTACTATCCTGAGATTGTCGGATTCTCTGCGCAATTCGATGATGGATATTTGCTATCCGGTGAAAAGATGCGGGTGTTACAAAATAGTTTGGTAATAAGATAAGGCGCATTAAGCGCCTTTCTTTATCTCGGGCAAAAAAATGCCGCTTAAACCCTCTCGGAAAAGCGGCAAAATAGGAGTTTATATGTACAGATGCGACCCAGAATAGCGTAGGAAGTTGCCGCACCAAAAACAGTGTATGTCAATTTTTCTTCGCCATCAAGCCAAGTTTGTACTTTAGTCTGTTATATGTTGGCAGGTTTATGCCAATCACGTCACAAGCTTCCCTTGCTGACATACCGTCACTATAAAGCATGAAAGCTTGGCGCACTTTATCATCACGAGCTTTTACCGATTCAGATCTAGCTATGCCGATTTCTTTTTTGACTGCTGCCACTGTATTTTTTGACACTCCAACTTGAGCCACTATAAAAGAAGTCGAATGATTCTGCTTTATCATCCTAATCATTTTATCTCTTTTGTCAGCTCTGTTCCTGTACCTTACTGCAACGCCTTCAGCTTTGCATATGTCAAATATTTCAGATCCAGTATATCTAAACTTCTGCCCGATGATACTTGCTGCCATATTGGATTTAGCCAACTCTAATATCAGCATTTTGTCTGATTTTGATAAGTTCTCAACTTTAGCCATTTACTTTTACCAGTTTTACTTTTGAACGATGAAGCCATAAGCCAGCAGCAGTTACGTACATTGGCCCATGATTTCTTGCTGTTAATATTTCGCCAGTTTCAATTAATCTGATTTGGCACGTTTTCACTTTCTTTGTCATAACGTCAACTCCGATAGTTCAACATCAAACATGGCTTTAGGTTGCGGCAATATCTGCGCTTTCAGCTTTTTTGGCTTCAATGGATCAGATGAAATGCCAAAGTACCTTCCTCTGACTTCCTGACACAGTGACGGACTAATGCCAAGAGCCTTTGCCACTTCCCAAGCCTTTGCATTTCTATTTCTTTCAAACATTAGATAAGCAAGCTCTGACTTTGTGCCAGCTTTTGGCTTGTCAAGTAGCTTTCTTTTAAATTGCAATCCAGATTCTTTCAATGCTTTTTTAACTCGCATTATGTATCTTTCGTCTGATCCTGTTTCTTTCTTTATCTCTGCTGCGCTGAGCCCTTGCTCAAACAGTAAGATGATTTTTGTTTTCTTTGTCATGATTCGCCACCTTGCTTGTTTATGTCTTTGCAAATAGGGCATTCTTCAGAAACTAACTTCATTTCTTCCCACGAAAATATCCAGCCATCTTCTCTAAGTGGATGGCCAAGCAGCTTGCATATTATCTTGATCATTCACGCCTCCAATCAATTATCTGAACAATCTCGCGCTCAACTTCTTCAAAGTCAATGTGCGGATTACCTTCAACAGCGCCAACATACCAGCTTCCATGTATGAGCATTTTTTCAACTTGAAACTTAAGCTTTAAATACTTATCAAGCACTTCGTCATGCTTTTTCTTCGCGTCATATTCTCTTCCAAAAGACTCTGTTAATTCATCTTTTAACTGGTTGGCGATATCGGTTTTGCTTGCTATACATAGGTCTAGGCGCTTGTTTTCAGCAGCCAGCGAATCTATCGACTGCTCAATTAATTTAGCTTCATCCGGCAATTCTTTGACAATATCTCCATTTTCGTGCATTTCTTGCAGCTTTTCGCTTAGTTTCATTTTTCCTTTTGATTCATTTATCAGATTAATGACTTTAGACATTTTGCGCCAAAACTCACGCTTTTCTTTTCGCGTAGGCTTGTTCATTTCTGCCCCCAGGGTTTATCATTACCAGTGCGCAGAAACTTCTCAAAGTCTGCACGGATTTTGTCGTTTTCTTCAATCCGGCGTGCATCTTTGCGAGCGTCGCGGATAACCAATGCAATCAGCACGATACCAGCGATTGCGAATAGGATTGCTAGTGTTACGTTCATTTTGCCAGCTCCATAAAAAACACATAAATCACATAAAAAATCAAAGCCATTGCAGGCACACACCAAGCCAAGCCCTCAAAGAATCGAGACTTGAAACACTTCCGGCGATCATTGCGCATAGATAATCCATTCTATTTTTGCGATTGCTGCTTGCAGGTTTTCGACTGTCAAGTCAGTGGTTGGAATTAGCCAAGAGCTTTCAGCATCAAGCATCATTACGTCAAAATGCCCGTAGCCGTCTTTGCTGTACACGTTGGCAATTAGCTTGTTGCTCATGTTGCTAGTTGCAAAACATGCGGCGTAAAGCTCGCCAGTTAATTGCATGATAACTGGGTTGATTTGCATGTCGATTAAACGAGATGCGCGTTCACGTTTAGCTACGGACCACTTCTTTACTGAGTTTGGCGACAGGTTGTAAGCCTGTGCGATTTCTTTTGTTGGTTTCATTATTCCTCTCCTTCCGCATGAGCATCACATAAAGCGATCAGCGCTGTTTTGTGCTTAGTCCAAAATTTAAGTGCCGATGGAGCCATTTCTGAGATTGCGTTATCATCAAATGATTTCCATTCAGAAATTAAATGAACTTGGCATCCTATGTGCAGGTGATGCGTCGTTATTGTTACATCCCACTCAAGATTGTAAATAAATAAAGGAGTTTTAAGCAGTTTTTCTCCGAACAGGTTAGCTTCGTACAGGTTAGCTCCTCGCAGGTTAGCTCCGTACAGGTTAGCTCCTCGCAGGTTAGCTCCTCGCAGGTTAGCTCCTCGCAGGTCAGCTCCGTACAGGTCAGCTCCGTACAGGTTAGCTCCGTACAGGTTAGCTCCTCGCAGGTTAGCTCCTCGCAGGTTAGCTCCTCGCAGGTCAGCTCCGTACAGGTCAGCTCCGTACAGGTTAGCTCCGTACAGGTTAGCTTCGTACAGGTCAGCTCCTCGCAGGTTAGCTCCTCGCAGGTTAGCTCCGTACAGGTCAGCTCCGTACAGGTTAGCTTCGTACAGGTCAGCTCCGAACAGGTTAGCTCCGTACAGGTTAGCTCCTCGCAGGTTAGCTCCTCGCAGGTTAGCTCCGTACAGGTCAGCTTCAGCCTTAATTGCTGCAAGTAAGGTGATTTTCACACTGTTTTCTTCGGATTCATGGCTAAATAAAACTGAGCCAGTAAAGCTGTTTTTAATTTCTATTTTCATTTTATATCCTCGATTGATTGCCAGTTAGCGACTGGCGGCGCGTGGTTGTTATGGTGAGGCAAGTCAGTATCTGTTACATATAAACCTCGGCTTGTTTTGTTAATTGCCTGCGATGGATTTAATATAATACCGTTACCGCTAACGGTCAAGCGCTAATTCAAAAAAAGGCGAATTATTTTTCGCCTAGTTCATTCGTCAACTCCTCAGCCCACAAACTAAGATAACTCACACCATCCAGCAAGCTATCCTGGTGCAGTCTATCCGGCGAGCTATATTGACGGACCAGCTTAACCATCGTCAGCAGCAAGCAAACATCCGAGCCAGTCAGTGATTTGCCTGTTGCCGCATTAAACGCACTGGCAGCGGCTGCAAAGCTACGCTCACCTGTACCGCTTGCGTCGTATTGCTTGCCGCGTTCAGATTGCACAGCGACGCAGGCGTTAAGGAATTCTACGGCTGTTTTTGGCTCGGTTGGCTTGGCGTACACGCTAAGCTCAGAATTTAGCGCTTCATCTGCATTTCTGTTGTAATGCCCCATGTCATCCTCTGTTCTGTTTCTGCCAATATTATTGATCCGCTCGTCGGTTTCTGGCCATTGTGGCTGCTTTGGTATTTCCTGAAAGTCATCGTAAATGTAAGGCGTATCGTCAACTTGAAAGTTTCCACTAAAACCACATGAAAACCATTTCTTAATATGATTATCAAATAACCAAAACCTTTGATTGGCAAAGTGCGTTGCCATTTTCTTCGCCTGTTCAAACTTTGTTAGTTCCATGACTATTACTCCCTATTTAATTCCTTAATCATTTCATCAATACTGCTGAATCGCTTGCTAAGCTTTAAGCACTCATCAGCCTGCTTTTCAAACATTTCCGCCTTAAATTCATCCGCCCATCTATTGCCAATAGCTTCAACTTCTTCGTCGCTAAGCTGCTGACCAATATAAAGCAACCTGTTCAACTTTAAAATTCGCTGCCTATCAACTCTGCAATAAACATATCTTGGCGGCTGGTGCATGCTAATTCCATACAAACCAGTCCCATTGTAGAAAGCGCGCGACTGATAATACTGTGGCTTTATATGCGATTTGAATTTATGCGCAAGCATCGCTTTAGCTCGCTTTGTGTACCATCCTTTCATGTCAACTCCACGGCTTTAGGCCAATATTAATTCGCTTCTGATTCCACTTACACGCCATCTTAATGGCATCCTCAATATCTTTCTCGTTCGGCTCGTCACGATTGCGCTCAAGGCATAATTGCTGAGCTGTGACTAGCTAAAATTCTGTTGGTGGTAGGTTCATTGTTGCACCTGCTTAATGCCAACAGTAACACCATATTTCAAAAGCTCTTGACGCATAGCTTCTGCTGCTTTCACTAGCTCTTTGATGCTCATGGTTTTACCGTCGAGTTTGATTTCAATCGTTGGAAACAGCTTGTCTTCGTGATATGTAAAACCTTCCATGCTGCACCTCGTAAAAGCGCCATTGCTGGCGCTGCTAGTTAATTAAAACGGGATGTCATCGTCGAAATCAATATTCGGCTCTGCTGGCCCACGTTGCTGCATCGGCTGACCAATCTGCGGCTGATAACCTGCTGGCGGCTGCTGGCGCGGCTGATTGTATGACTGCTGTGATTGTTGTTGTGGTTGATGCCTTTGCTGTTGCGGTGCCTGTGCTTGACCGTTGCTTGACTGATGCGCATTAACAAAGCCCAATTTAGCATCGAGCAACTCAATAGACAGGCTCAGACCGTTATTGCCTTGAAACTGACGGATTTTAAGCTTGTCCCCTGAAACTTCAACGATAGCGCCTTCTACCAATACTTGCTGATAGAATTGCACTTGCGCCGGTGCTTTGGCGAAAATTACAGCTTCATAATTAGTCCAAGCATCTGCTTTGCTTTCGCGGTCATAATACTTCACACCCAAGCGAATGCCGAAGCCTGTTGACTCGCCTGCTTGGAATTGCGTTGCTGATTTGTTTAGTTTGCCGACGATTGTTGTTGCCATTATTTTTTAATCCTTCTGTTTAAAATTCTTTTGTACCAAATAACACTATCTTTCATGTAAACAACTTTTCTTGCGTGGTCGAACTTCCAAACGATGCCTCGCTGATCTTCCATCCATGGATTATCTGGTATTGGTAGTTTCTGCTCAGACCAGCGCCTCCATTTTCTTAGTGTGACAGGATGCAATCCAAGTTCTTTTGCGGCCTCCGCGGTTGTCATTGTCTCAATCATTGATCAAATGCCTCATAAATTTCCTGCAGGTCGCGCAGTGCAATTTCAGCGCGTTGGTCAAACTCGCGCATCATCTTTTCATCGCGCGCAAACTTTACAACATGCAACTGCTTAGATTTAAACCGCGGGTCATACTTGGCAACATACCAAGAATCTGCACCGCTAACCCACATGCAAAACTGTATTTGCTTCACTTCTTCTTTCTTTGGCATGTTGTCGCGCACAAATTTGATAAACTCGCGGCTAGACCATGGGCATTTCAGCTCAAGACCTGCGCCATCACTGCAGATGCCATCAGGCGAACAACCGAATGAACCGGTTAAGTCACGATAAATAAAAGGCACTTGCTCAACCTTTAAGCCGGTAATGAACTCAAAAGCAGCGTAGGCGCTGGACTCGTGATCGCGGCCCCACTGCAGCGCCTTGGCGTTAATTTCCTCTGGTAGCTCACCGGTTAATTGCTCCGCGGCTTTTTCTGCAATGTAGTTTTTATAAGTGTCAGTGCTTTCACCAGCCAAAAAATCACTGGCTTTGCTGGCGGTAATAACGCCAAGCCGAGCGCGGAACCATTCAGGCGAGCGCTGTTCAATAACTGCAGGATTAAAGCCGAGCCGTACAGTATGCTCAGAAAGCTGCGATAAAATTAAATCCTTACTGAGCTTCATTTGCTTTCTCCGCTTCTTTGTTAATGCGTTTCAGCTTTTCATTCAGTAAGCCAATAACAATGTTTGCTGCCTGCTCTGGCAACTGCTGAAAGCTGTACACTTGGCCGTACTTCAACACATTCAGGCAAGCGTGCTGCATGATCGCACCTTCTTCTGTTGCTGTTGCTGCAAGTAAATCGTAAAAGCTGCTGATTTGTTGCGCCGTTGCGTAAACAATTTCAGGCTCTTTGTAGTTGCGGCTTTCGTCGTTCTCACCGGTTTCAATTGCAAAAACTTTTAGAATTGCCGATTTTGTTGCGTAGGTAACCGCTTTACCTGGCGCTTTGTCGCCGTTGTCGTTGGCATGGCCAACAATGCGCACTGTTAAACGGTCTGCGCCATCGTCAATGTTTACAAAGTGAATGTTAAACTCACCTTCATAAAGCATCATTGCAATGTCTTTTGACTTGTCGCGAGCAACTAACACTTTTGACTCAAGCTGCTCTGGATAAATCACAATGCCATTTTTAACGACAGACTCACGCACCATGGCAACAACTTGATCATGACTCACTGCAGAGTAATTAGCTCCACCTCCAGACACTTTTTTATCTTTCTTGATGTAGTCAATTTCTTGCATTACAGCGTTGATCCGCTGAAATATGTTTTTTGTCATTTTATTTTCCTAAAGTTAGCGCCCGAAGGCGCATTGATTAATATTGAACAGTTAAGCGGCCAGTTTGACCTTTTGCTGCCAAAGTAACAACCATTTTCGCTTGATCTTCTGTCAAACCATTAGCAACTAAAGCGGCCAGAATCTCACGATTCACATTTGCGCGGTGCTGCTTGTTGGCTGTTTGGCGCTCAGCTTCTGCGCGCTCTGCGGCTTGTTGCTGCTCAATACGAATTCGCTCATTCTCTGCGGCTTGCTTCACGCGCATTTCTGCTTGTTGAAGTTCATAAGCTGCGCGCTGTTCAGCTTCAATGCGTTGGCGCTCTGCTTGCTCAGCTTGCAATTTTAATTGCATTTCTCGGCGCTCTGCGGCCAGTCTTTCTTCATTGGCAATGCGTTGTTGCTCATCGCGCTGGCGCTGTGCTTCTTGCTCAGCTTGGCGGCGTGCGTTTTCGGCAGCTTCGCGCACCAATTTTTCTTCACGTTCTCTCTGCTCGCGCTCGGCGGCTTCTTTGCGAAGGCGATCAAGCTCTGCCTGCTCAGCTTCACGCTTTAAAGCTGCGCTAAGTATTTGCTCAAGCTGAATCAAACACTGATCTTTGGTTCGATGCGCTTCCGCCTCAAAATCTTGGAATGACTGATCAACAACTTTGGCTTTTACTGATTCAATCAGGTTTTTAATTCCGTCGGAGTCAAGCATAGAAGACTCATTGATAACAGACGCAAACCAATCGATGTTATCTTTGTGCGCTGCAATTCGCGCTTTCTCTGCGTCTCCCCAATCGGTTAAAGGCTTGCGCACTTCATCTTTCCATGCGTCCAGAGTATCGCGGATGCGCTTGCGCTCAGCATCAACTAACTTCGGCTGCTCTTTCAGTTTATCAACTAACTCTTTGCCGATTCCGTCCAAGTAGGTTTTAGACTTGGCGACACTGTGAGCAATTGATTTAATTGCGTCACGACCTTTTACAGTTGTTACATCTGGCTTGAATTCATCAATCAAAGTGCGAACACCTTGAAGGATTGGATCAAGCCCTTTCTCGGTTGTGAATAATTGCAGCGCGTTTTCTTGCTGCACTACGACTAACTGGTTTTCTTCTTTCATTTCTCTTTCCTATTAAGTTAAACCGCTCAGGAATAGTAGCCAAATAGCTACTATAGCGCAAGCTCTTTTATAATGTTTTTTGCAGCATCAAGGCCAAAAGCAACAAAACAACGGTTTCCGACTGCAGCCATGGCGGATAAAACCTGCAATTGCCGCTCAAAGTGCTGGCGGCTTTTCTTGCTTTGTAGTGATTGCTTTACGCATTTACGTTTCATTTCTATGTAAATTGCCGGTACTGTTGCAATGCAAATATCCGGGGCACCATCTAGCACGCCTTTCTTTTTGTCTTTAACAATGCCTTGCACCGGCTTCATTGCCTCGTTCGGTATGTGGTAAATTAAATTGTCCAGATGTGGATAATTAAACTTTAGCCATGACACAAAGCTGATTAAGTCTGCATCCTCGCTATTGCAAGCGCCGGCATAATCACCGCCAGCGATCACAATATTATCCGGTATTTCTGCGCTGTAGTTTTTAGTTACTTTCAGCATCTTCATTTGTTACTAACTCATCAGCAGATTTAAACTTTTTACGGTTGATCACTGAATACCCTTTAGGGTTGATCCGGTGCGTTATGTGTGTCGGAACTTCTGCAAATTGGTTAATTGCTGCGGCAATTTCTGCATTATTCCGAGGGCGCATAATCTTGTTTTTAATATCCGGTAATGGTGCGTGCTGTTGCAGCCATCTATACCACATATTTTTGATGTGTGGTTGTGCGCTGAAAGGGCTGAAAAACTCGCGTGCAACTTCCGGCTTTTCTACGCCATCATCAAAATAAGTGCTATCAAGTTGATAGGTAATAATTAAGTTGTCGCCCTTGCCTGGAGATGCTTTGAATGACTTCACCGGCTTAAAATCTGCATCGGTGTAAGCCTTGTTCAATAGTTTTGCGTTCGGATCAATTAGCACAGCTCCACAGTCGCGGCAATCTTTCGCTGTTGTGTCGTTATGCGCTCCGCAGTTCTGGCACTGGCGAGAAATCCAGAAGTGATCGCAGCGCTGGCCTTGTGCACCAATACCACTGCAACGGCGTGCGTGTTTGCTATTTAACGTGCTGCACTTTGGGCATTCTATTGAGTCATCACGTTTGCTTTGCAATTTTTGCTGCAATGCTTGGTTGACAATTGGATCGTCGTAAATATCGCCCATTGATTCAAAAGTGTCTGTAAAGTCCAGCACAAGCGCGTCTGACTTCTTGACGCCTTGCGCTATCTGCTCAGGTTTTAATTGCCGCAGAACGCGCCCTGTGAGTTGTATCAGCAATGTTAAACTGCCAATCTTACGCAAGATAACAAGTAAGTCCCATCGCGGAACATTAACGCCAGTTGTTAAACAGGTAATTTGAATTACATACTTAATCTCGCCACTTTTCGCTTTGTCCAAAATTGCTTTGCGGTTTTTGGTGCTTGTGTCGTCGGTTACAATTCCCCATGTTCCAGCCGGCAAACACTCCGCCACCTGTTCACAGTGCTTTTTGCTGGCGCATGTGATCAGCACGCCATTCCTACTTGCAGCGATTGCTTGCACTTGCTCCATTATTTGCTGAGTCATTGTTTTGTCTTTGGTTAACTTCCGACCCATGGCTGCAAGTTCTTGCGCTGTGAAATCGTGCGCGCCTTCACCGCCTGCAGGCTTAAACTCGCTTAAATCATAATGATGATCATCATCACCAAAGCCGAAAATTGGCGGAACTAAAAAGCCAAGTTGAATGAGTTGCATTGTTCCAACATCGGAAAGCTGGTGCTTCCAATATGGGCCTTTGATTGCTTCAGTGCCGCGGTATGGTGATCCGGTATATCCGATCACTCGCAGCTTTGGTTTTTTCATCTTGAAGTGCGCAATTATCTTTGCGTATTGTGAAAACTCTTTATTGTAAAAAAGCTCATCAAATCGCTGGCTGTAGTCATCGCTGTTTTTTAGCTCTGCAATTAATTCGCGTTGACTTTCCGCCAGCTCGCAGCAATCAATAACATCCTGCCAATGCACCATGTGGCATTCATCAATCAGGATGCAATCTGGCAGCCACTCACTGAACACATCAAGCAAGTGATTGCTTACAGTGCCTTCCGTCCCCATAACGCAATTGAATACTGTGCTTTTCTTGTTTAGGCTTGCGCTAAAAATTGAAGTCTTAACGCCAATCGACCAAGCATCATCGGCGTTCTGTTCAATCAATTCACCTTGCCTAGCCAATACCAGCACTTTACCGCCTTTGCTGACAACATGCTGACACATAAAGGCGATGTTTATGGTTTTGCCAGCTCCAACGCTCATATTGTGAAAAGCCGGCTCTGCACTTGCTTTGCAGTGTTCAATTGTTGCGATATGTGCCGGCAACTGATATTCCGGCCGCAGTTGATAAGTCATTTCTTTTTCTTCCTGTTGTTATGCTAATTTTGGGTTGATGTAAATTGTGCCTTCATGCTCAACAATGTAGCCGCGCTTCTGCAGTTCAGGTAAGTATTCATCCCTGAGTTTTTCAGTTAATCCGGTAACGTTGGAAAGCGCCCCGCGCCCTTTCACATTGTCTCTGAATTGTGCAATTTTCAGGATTGTCTTTTTCTTCTGGCTGAGCTCCTGCAGTTTTGATGCAATATATGCGCACTCAGTCAGCTTGCCCGCATAGCCTAAATCATCAGCAGCTTTAATGTATGTTTGACTTAACTGGTCAAAAATAGCGATCGCAGATGAAACGGTTTCCTTCAAAACATTAACTTGCTTTCTGCCGTCTGCCTTCCAGTTTTCAGCGATGTGTAATAGGCAGGCTATTTTAATAATCTGCTTATCCGCTTTGCCCATGGCTCCACGTAGCATTGTGTTGCTATACATCCTGCCATCAGCAAGCTCCGGCTCAATAGCTTGTCTGAATTTAATAATCTCACTCATTCCAGCGGTGGATATTTTTAAGACAATTTCACCAGAAAGCACGCACGATTGGATCAAATTGAAATACAAATCTTTAAGCTCTTTTGGCGCAGGAGTCCATTGAGATAAATTTCTTGTGCCAAGTATTGGCCGCTCAGAAAGCATTAAAATCCGCTCAGAAACTCCGCGGCCAGACATACCAGCCTGCAAAATACCTTTTATCGCATCTTGCTGAGCAATAACCGCAACACTTCCGAAAACGTAACCTGAGTTATCTCCGCGAGTTACGCGGCTTGAGCTCAGCCATTCATTATCCCAGGCTTTCAAGAAAAGCTCATAGTTTGCAGCTTTTGAAGAATCTCCATAAGTGCTGCCCATGATTACACTAATAGCTTCGGCCTCTGCGCTTATAATGTTAATCATTCCGCTTTGTTTGAATGCTTTTGATTCTGCAGCTTCTGCAGTTGTATTTGATACAGCATAATCAATTCGGCCTAAACTTTTTACCTTCGCTTGCAGTTCAAAGATCTCATCTTCAAGCCCGCCAGCTTTGTCGTTTCGTTCTTCAAGTTCCTCAAGCTCTTTAACTAGCCGGCTTCGCTTTTTTGCGTTTTCTTTGTTTAACGCATCAAATGCCATGGCTATTGGTTTGCAAAAAAACCCATTTACACCGGATTTCCCTGAGCTTGGCGGCTGCGCTGTTACTGCATAAAGATTGCACGCGCATTGATCGTTGTAATACTCATATTTAAAAGTTCTGTTTACTGCAGCGCTCAATACCGCCAAGCCATGAAGAAAAACCGTATTGGCAGGAAACTTGTATTCTTCACCAATCGCTTTGCATAACTCACCAAACCATCCGCCATGTTTAATTAAATCGACTTCTGCGTACTCTCTATCAGTTCCGCTTATGTAGTCAATGTCCTGCCAGTACATCGGGTTTTTTATGTTTGCGCTATGCAAGTCCATGGCTGCGATCGGCAATGGTAAGTTTTCTTTTCTTGCGTGTTGTTGTGCTTTTAAGTAATCAGGCGTGATCATAATTAACCTCAATTAGTGCTGCAGCTTGCACAGCATCCATCCATTTGACGTGCTTTGTTTTTTCCAACGTTCCAACAGGGAACCACAAATCAACATCGCCACAAAAGTGAAATGCATTCTCAATCGCTTTTGATGTGAGCTGTCTAATATAGCACTCGGTTGCGCCTGAGAACTTAAAAGCTGTTACATCAGTGGAAAACATCACCGGCAATCGAGTGATTAAGTTCACAAGAATTGACGTTATTAAGTCAGTGCAGAAAATAAGCGGCTTCTCTGAGCCTGTAAGCTCTGCAAATTCAGAGTTAAGGCGAATAGCAGAGCCAACATAAAAACCGCACTGGCGAGCCTTGCCGCTTCCTGCATAGCTGATTCGATTAATTCCATCAGTGCAAGCAACTGCAGTTATATTGCCAGTGTGAAAGTCAAACATTGGCGCTGCGATCACGCCTTGATATTCCATCAAATCAGGATACTGCAGAGGATTAATCCCTACGCTTTGCAAAATGCTGTTACCTAGCGGCAGCGGCTTGCATGTGCGTAAGTGCTGGTCGATGGCAGCCATTAAGAAACCCTCCAAACTAAAAGTTTGTCATGCTGCTTTTGCTGCCTAACTACAAATCCATTTCTTCTCATTTTCCTTCTAATAGTGTCGCTTTTTTTCTTCCATAAATCATCTGAAAGTAAAAACTCAATGCAGTCACCTATCTGCATCTCATTAACGAATAAAAGCTCTGCCTTGCCATTTCTCAACTCAAGCTTGCTCGGGATTGGTACGCCTTTCAATATTTTCATATTTCACCTTTTGCCTATTTTTTATAGCCCGCAAATTGTAGCAACTGCCCGCAAATTGTCAAGCACTTGTTGCTGCGGACACCATGAAAGGCTTACGGACACCTACGGGCAGCTGTGCCCCAGCTTGCAAGCCGCGCCAGTATTGGCTTTCAGGTGTTTTTTGCTTCCTGCGGGCACTTTTTGCCATATCTGCACATCTGAATAAGTAAAAAAACAGGAATAATTAAAAATAAAAATAAAATACTACTACTAATGCCCGTATATATATCTATTTACTCTGTAAGCATTTATTCACTAGAGCTGCATGCTGGGGCAGTGAGTGTCCGTGAGTGTCCGTGAGTGTCCGTGGCGGGCAAATCTTACAAAATAAAGCAACTTTCAGCTTGACCATTGGCGCATATCTGATACAGTAGAATCACGAAACAATGACGGAGAGATGAAATGAAACGAATGAATGAGGTTTTTGATTTGCCGCTAGTTGGAGAGCTTAATTGTGGCGAGCCATTTTTGGCTGATAGTGATTTTTATTTTGCTAGTTTTGACGATGAACTTTCTTATGCAGATGGAAAAGGGTTAGAGCGAGCCACTCATGCTGCACACGCAATCAACAACGTTGACGCGCTTGCTGATGCTTTGGAAGCGTGCATGAATACGATGGCTTACACTGCAACAATCGACCAAAAGGCAATGGAGCGATACAGCAATGCCATTGCAGCACTAGCCGCTTATCGAGGTGAGAAATGAAACCAATCAGCGACCTAGTGCGCAAATACGGCTCATTGCGCAAAGCAGGCAAGGTTTTGAACCGATGTCATAAGACGGTTGATAGATGGGCTAAAGCTGGCGCATTGATTGACCAGCAAGGCACGGTTTGGATTAAGACGGCAGAGACTAATTTTAAGGAGATGGAAGAATGAAAGGACTAACATACCAACTAAAACAAAAAGCCACCAACGGCGTGCTTCGGTTATCTGAGTTAAAACCGAACAGCTTAGAGATTGCCAAGCGATTAATCGCACAAGGCGAGCTGATTAAATCTAAGTGCGGAACTGGTTTTGTGATTGGGGAGGTGCGGAAATGAACGGATGGTATAGCGTGCATGATGTGCTGCCAGCGAGAGGCGCAAAAAGCGATTTTTTAGTTTGGATTAACAACGGTAAAACTCAGTTTGCTGGCGTTTACTCTTTCGATAGAGATAAATGGGATTTGCTAAATGTAACCCACTGGATGCCATTACCAGCAGCGCCAGAGGTGGAAGAATGACAGTGCACGACTTTTTCAAAACAATCGACCACCAAGGCGAGCGCGACAGCCTAGAGCAAGCGCGATTGGAACAACTGGCAGCGCAAATTCGCAGTGATATGAAGGCGAGCGACTTCATTCAGGAAATCGATCAAGATGCTTCATTCGATACCGATTGCATCAAGGCGATTCAAATGCTTTTCATCGGCGCTGACCCGGCAACTTGTGCGAAGGTGCTTACCAAGTTTGCTGATACCTGGTTAGACCGTCAAGCCATGAAATTGGCGCAGGAGTATTCCAAATGCAAAAGGTAATAATCAGCCTTTGCGACTATACAGGAATCATGGTGAAGCCCTGGGTTGATGCTGGTTATTATGCTGTGCTAGTTGACCCGCAGCATGAGGCGCATTCAATCAGTGGAAACATTGAGCGCTTGCCAATGACGGTGCTGGAAGCAATGCCGCGACTAGGTGAAATTATGCGAACAATGCAAGTTTGTTTTGTCGCTGGCTTTCCACCTTGTACTGATGTTGCGGTTAGCGGCTCGCGCTGGTTTTCTGATAAAGCCGCAAAGGATAAACAATTCCAGGCTAAAGCCGCATTAGTTGCAGAGCAGTGCAGAAGTGTCGGCGTTATGAGTGGCGCGCCTTGCTTCTTTGAAAATCCGGTTAGTGTGTTTAGTTCGATATTTGGCAAGCCTGATTACACGTTTAATCCTTGCGATTACACCGGATATTGTGCAGAGGACAACTACACAAAGAAAACGTGCTTATGGGCTGACAATGGGTTTGAGCTTCCGCCATCGTTTAGGGACGAATCACTAGGCAAGCCGGATGACAGAATTCACAAAGCGCCGCCAGGTCCTGAACGCGCAAACTTTAGAAGTGCAACGCCTCGCGGATTCGCTCAGGCAGTTTTTGAAATGTATGGCAAATAGCGCTTCGGCGCTTTGGATAATCGGAATGAAAAAAAGAAAACACTGTTCTACTAAACGACTAATCACGCAATCCATCATAGCAATGCGCAACTTGGCGTTGACTATGAAGCTATCAGAGGTCGACAAAGGCGTTGATGTAATCAACTACAAGACGTCGAAGCCTGAACCAGTAGGTCAGTCAGTCGCACAGGCTTTAGACCGCACAGCGTTTAAATGGGCTATCTTACTGGTGGTTAATGCAGTCGAGCGCAACGGGAAAACCAAGACGCTAACCAAGTGGACGCGATTAGCAGCGCCTTATAAGCACAGCGCGCTAACTGAGTGGCTACGGAAAGAGCATGGCGACATGATTGACGATTGCAAAGGCAAGTGCGAGGTCATCGACGCAGCATGGGTGGCAGTTCCTACACCGCCAGCTTTTGTTGATGATGTTACTGAGCATATATTGATTGATAACCTGAAGGAACTAATATGAACAAATACAAAGTCGGCCTAACAACAAAACAGGGCAACTACTTGGAAACCGAAATCACAGCAACAAACATGCTCGGCTTAGTTCAGCCGCTTGCTTATCAGTTAGCAGTGCAGCACAGCACCGCCATTGATGATGTTGTGGAGCTTGATATTAGTGAGGTGGAATGATGGGCTATCACAACAATGAAGAAACGACAAAAAAGTGCATCAACGATGCTTGCAGATTCATTAACGACAGAGAGCGATACAAGTATTTGGCTCAACTGCTAATGGACCACATGAAACTAAGCGATGCTGACATTGTTGGATTGCTGCTTAAAGCTAGAGCTGCTGATTTTGATGGCATCCGCAATTTCTTAGCGAGTGCAGGCAAGAATGGCTGAAATCGTAGACCTAAACAAACCAAAGGTATTTGTCAGAGAGGCTGAGCTATACGACCGAATCACCAAGCTTCTCGATGAGTATGCAGGCGACTTGTCAGTAGTTGCGGCTCTTGGTGTTTTGGAGCTTGCAAAGGACTACATCAAAGGCCAATCATAAGCAGCTTTCGGGCTGCTTTTTTATGCGCTATACTCAGCTAATCTGCCAGCGGTGCTGGTGTTTATTGAGCGGTGCTTGATATGAGTGAAGCAAAAAAAGAATTGACAAATATTAGAAATCCAAAAGGCGCAGGAAGGCCGAAAGGCGTACCAAACAAGGATAAAGAAGAGCTATTAAACCTTATCCAAGCTACAGGTTGTAAGCATCCAATTCAAGGGCTTGCAGAAATTGCAAAGAAATCACATGAAGCCGGAGAGCTTGATCTAGCTAAAGACTGCTACAAAGAGTTAGCGCAATACGTCGCATCAAAACGCAAAGCCGTCGAACACACTGGGCACATCGAGACTGAGCAAGTGCAGTTGGTTGTTGTCTTAGATTCTGAAACTGATGCAGATTAAGCTAACAAAGCCACAAACAAAAGTATGGCGCGGCAACACTCGATTTAAGGTGCTTATCTGCGGCCGTAGGTTTGGAAAAACCTTCTTTGCCTTAACTTGGCTTCTAGCTCAGGCTGGCGCTAAGAAAGGCATTTACTATTACATCGCACCTTCTTACGTCATGGCTAAGTCAATCGCTTGGCGATTACTCAAAGAGCTTGCAGACGGATTATTCTCAGTTAAAAACGAATCAGAGCTATTCATTGAATTGCCTAATGGCTCAGTCATTCAGTTAAAAGGCGCTGAGAACCGCGACAGCTTGCGCGGCGTTTCATTGGCTGGCGCTGTACTAGATGAGTACTGTTTCATGTCCGAGGAAGTCTGGACGGAAGTTGTAAGACCTGCAACATCTGACCAACTTGCGCCAGTTGTCTTCATTAGCTCACCTGCTGGCTGGAACTGGGCCAAAGATTTGTATGATTACGCAATGAATGGCGATGACGATAATTGGCAGGCGTGGACTTTTACAACGGCAGACGGTGGCAACGTCGCCTTGTCAGAAATTGAAGCGGCCAAGAGAGAATTGCCTGAGCGAACATTCAAGCAAGAGTACCTTGCCAGCTTTGAGACGCTATCAAATCGGGTTTACTCTAACTTTGATCGCAGCGTTAATATCAGCAATTCGCTTTTAACTCATGACGATACGCGAGAGCTTTTCATAGGAATTGACTTTAACGTCTCGCCAGTCACAGCGGCAATCGGTGTTAAGGTTGTTGACCAGTTGCACATCATTGACGAAATCAGCATCGAAAACAGCAATACAACAGAGCTTGCGCAAGAAATTAAGCGTCGTTACCCTAATCACAAAATTCGCGCATATCCAGATCCGGCAGGTAGAGCAAGAAAGACTAGCGCGGCAGGTGGTGTAACTGACTTTGTTATCCTTGAGCAATTCGGATTCATCACATTCGCACCGAAAGCGCATGATCCAGTTGCAGACCGCATAAACACAGTGCAGGCAATGCTTAAAAATGCCAAAGGCGAAAGCAGGCTATTTATTCATCCTCGCTGCAAGGAGCTGATTAAAGGCTTGGACGGTATGACGTACAAGAAAGACACCAACTTGCCGGATAAGTCGTTAGGGCTTGACCATATCACTGACGCGCTTGGATATCTGGTATGTTATGAATTCCCAATCAACGCACCAATCAGCGCTCCATTAAACTGGGGCCGCAGATGACAAACCTGTCAGAGCATCAACCGCATATCGTCGTGGCGACTGAAGGCGCAGTACACTTTGTTTGCCTCACGGATATTCGTCGCCTCGCATCCGGTTTGCCTTATCACGGTAACGCGGCGATAATGATCCAAATACTTGCAACAGCATTGAGAGATTTAATAGATGAGTCTAACCGCTGATCAACTACGGCACGAAGCAATGCTGCAACGAGTGGCAACCGGGTTATTAAAGACCAACATTTACCCGTCACTCGCTGAGGCTTACAAGTCAGTCAGAGAAATCCTGTTAGCTCAGGAGGAAATCAAGAGCGCGGCTCAGCTTAACCGGATAACGAAAGCAATCAGCAAGTCAGTAGCAGAGATTTACTCGGCAGGCTGGCAAGAAGCAACTAAAGAGCTGCAATCACTGGCTGTTTACGAGTCGAGCTACTATGCAGAGTTGATCGGCAAATGGAATGATGTTGAGCTCAGTCAACCAGGCAGCAAGACGATACTTGATTACGTAAATTCGGCTTTGATGGTGCTTGGCGAAGGTGAGCGCGCAAAAGTTGGTGCATGGGCTGAGTTTGTGAACACTGCAACGCAAGAATACGCGCAGCAATACAATAACCTTGTGAAGATTGGTTACACTCGCGGCGCAACAGTTCAGCAAATCACAAAGTCACTAAAGACCTTCAATGATGGACTAGCCAAGCAACAAGCTGAAGCATTGGCGCGCACCGGCGTCATGCACTACGCACAAAGCGCACGAGAAGCAATGGCAGTTGATAACCGCGATATTATCGACAAGCGTTACTTCTTGGCGATGCTCGACAATCGCACGTCACTTGGCTGTCGCTCGTTACATGGGCGCACATGGCAACTAGATGATGACAGTTACGTGAGGTTGCCTCGGCATTTCCGCTGCCGCTCAAGCTATGTATATCTGTTAGAAGGTCAGGACAAGCCCATAGGCATGACTCCGGCAATTGGCTCCGGCGCTGACTATCCTGAAGATGCAGACAAGAAGCCGACTTACAAAGGGCGCAAAGACCTTGGAACTTTCAATATTGAGCAAGTGCCTGCTGATATTTCACCGGACACATGGTTAAGGCAGCAATCAAGAGAGTTTGTCGTTGACTCTCTCGGCAAGACTCGCGCAGAGCTATTCTTGGATGGCGGATTGAAGATTGAAAGCATGACTGACACCTTTGGCAATCCGTTAACCTTAGAGCAGTTACGCGAGCGAGACAGCAAGGCTTTTGCTAAGATTGGCATTTAGCAGTAAACTATTAAAAACGATTAGAGGCGCAACATGCAGCAGATCACACCACACACCGAAGCGGCATTGATGTTGCCGAAGATTGAAGAGACTCGCATTGCCTTGGCTGGTGAGTTCTTTGTTAAGCAGGCTCAGTATGATTTACTGCCGCATCCGAGCGACGGCGACAAGACAACGGTTGATGCCAAGAATCGTTATTCGATTTACATTGCAAACGCCGAGTACCAAAACTACGGCGGCCAGACGTTGGCATCACTGCTTGGCCGGATGAAGATCAAAGAGGCGGATATTCAAATCCCCGAGCGCTTGAGCTACCTGCTAGAGTCTGCCGACAATGACGGCACTAGCTTAACAGGCATGATTGAACAAACAGCATCAGAGTTAATGCCAATTAAATGGCAAGTGCTTGTGTCTGACTATCTTGGGTTGTCTGAAGTAGATTTGACCGACGTATCAATCGAAGACGTTAAGCGTGCCAATCCTCGCGCCACAATCAAAGCATACAACCGCGACAAGGTTGTTAACTGGCATTTCTCGCGCATCAATGGCGCTATGCAATTAACTTACATTATGTTGCGAGAAGACGGCACAGAGTTTGACCCGTACACGGCAACGCACACAGCGGTAGAATCTTACCTAGTGTTAGCGCTTGACGAAGACGGCAATTACTATCAGCAAAAGATTGTTAAGCGATCAACCGGACTCGAAGATGGTGAGCGAAGCTACATGACAGTTAGCGGATCAGCGTTAACCTGGCTACCGGTAACATTCGCATCAGATGAAGAAATCAAAGCTGGTGCATTACCTAAACAAATGGGCTTTATTAGTCCAATTTGCGACTTGGCACTAGCTCGCTACCGCATGAGCGCTGAGTACAAAGAGACTATCCGCAATTTACCGCCAACGACTTATGTTTTCGGTGCGCGGTCGAACTTCATTGAACAATTTGAAGCAGCTAACGGGCGCAGCTACATTGAGACAGGTTCAGGCAGTCGCAATACATTGCCTGAAGGCTGCACAGTTGAAGTCATCGGCTGTGAAACGTCAGTGACTCCATACGAAAGCTACTTTGAGCGCAACACGCAAGAAGCGCGTCAGATGGGCGCTGTGCTACAAGGCGACGTAAAGGCCGCAACAGCTACCGAAGCAGAGATTGCAGCAGCAG